GCTGCTATAGTTAAGTCGCCATCTGCTGTAGAGCTGATGGATATTGCTGAATCTCTAAATTGTATCTTTTTGTTTGTTGCTAATGCAAGACCACCATTTACTACTTGAATTGCTGTGGTTGTAAGAACACCTGTAATAAGAGCTGTTGTTGCCATATTAACTGCTCCATCAATATCTACAACATCTAAGTTTGCAGTACCATTAACATCAATAGCTCCATCTAAATCAATGTCTCCTCCAACTGTTAAGTTATCAGTAATAGTTGCATCATCTGTTATTAATAAGCCTTCTCCTAAAAATATTCCTGAGGATGTAATATCTCCCACTGCGTGTATGTAACCTGAGGCTGTTATATTTCCTGTAGCTAAATTATCAGGATTAAAAGTAGTTACTGAAAGTGTTTCGGCTGATATTGTTCCTGAGGATGTTATATCTCCTACCACATGCATGTGCCCACTTGCTGTTACGTCTCCTGTTAAAAATAAGTTTTTGAATTTAAGAGCTCTTGTACCTAAATCTACATCATTGTTTGTTGTTGGAGCTATAGCTCCATCTGTTATGGCTAATTGTTCTGTAGATCCAATTTTGAATGTTATTGAGGTATCTGCTACTGATTCTAAAGATCCATCCGCATCTGAATTGATGTAAACAGCAGAGTCTCTAAATTGTATTTTCTTGTCTGTTGCTAAAGCTAATCCTCCGTTTACTACCTGAATAGCAGTTGTTGTTAATACTCCAGTAGCGAGAGTAGTTCCTGATATGTCTAAATTACCATTTAAATCTACTTTTGTGGTTGCTATTTGAACTTCAGTATCAGCTACTATGTCTAATTGACCATCCGCACTAGATGCTACATATATTGCTGAATCTCTAAATTGTACCTTTTTATTTGTAGCTACTGCAAGACCACCGTTTATCACTTGAATTGCTGTGGATGTTAACACACCAGTTACAAGAGCAGTTCCTGATACGTCTAAATTACCATTTAAATCTACTAAAGTAGTTGCAATTTGAACTTCATCATCAGCAGCTATATCTAATTGACCATCACCTGTAGAGCTAATGTGAATTGCTGAATCTCTAAATTGTACTTTCTTGTTTGTAGCTAATGCAAGACCACCATTTACTACCTGAATAGCAGTTGTTGTAAGAACACCTGTAACAAGGGCAGTTGTTGCCATGTTTACAGCACCGTCAATGTCTACAACATCTAAATTTGCAGTTCCATTAACATCAATGCTTCCTTCTAAATCAATGTCTCCTCCAACTGTTAAGTTGTCTGTTATTTCAGCGTCATCACTTGAAAATAAATGTTCTGCAGATATAATAGCAGATGACGTTATGTCTCCTACCACATTCACATGTCCACTTGCTGTTATATCACCTGTTAGGAATAAATCTTTAAATTTAGCAGCCTTTGTACCTAAATCTATGTCGTTAGTTGTAGTTGGAACTATAGCTCCATCTTTTAATATTATTTGTTCTGTAGAGCCTATTTTTAAAGATATACCAGTGTCTGCAACTAATTCTAAATGACCGTCAGCGTCTGAATTAATGTAAACAGCTGAATCTCTGAATTGAACTTTTTTATTTGTTGCTAATGCAAGACCTCCATTTACAACTTGAATTGCTGTAGATGTTAATACACCAGTAGCGAGAGTAGTTCCTGATATGTCTACGTTACCGTTTATATCAATTAAGGTAGAAGTAATATCTATTTCGTCGTCAGCTGCTATAGATAAATCACCATCTGCTGTTGAGCTGATATGAATTGCACTATCTCTAAATATTAATTTTTTATTTGTTGCGACTGTTATAGCATCTCCTAAAGCTAATGTTCCTGATATATCTGCATTACCATTTATATCGATTAAGGTAGCAGCAATATCTATTTCATCGTCAGCAACAATCATTAAATCGCCATCATTAACAGAACTAATGTGAATTGCTGAATCTCTAAATTGTAATTTTTTATTTGTAGCTACTGAAAGACCACCATTAGAAACTTGTGCAGCAGTTGTTGTTAATACTCCAGTTACAAGGGCAGTAGTTGCCATATTTACAGCTCCATCAATGTCTACTACGTCTAAGTTTGCAGTACCGTTAACGTCAATGTCTCCATCTAAATCAATGTTTCCTCCAACTACTAAATCATCTGTTATTAGGGCGTCGTCAGTTGAAAATAAATGTTCTGCTTTAACTATACCACTTGCTGTGATATGTCCTGATATGAATGTTTCGTTTGCTAATTGTGCGATAGATCCGGAGACTACTACCTTTTTCCATGTTGGCATATTACTATATTTTTATTTAATTATACATATATAAGTTAAGAAAGTCCCATGTAAAAATTGGAAGATGAATACACTAATCCTCCTGTAATTGCAGTAGGAAGCGTGTTTAATGCTCCAAATTTTAATACTCCTTCATGATTAACTTTTAATTTTTCATCTTCACCATTACTGTCAGCTATTTTTACAACAAATGGTGATACTTCATTAGATATATCTGTAGAGCTTAAAGTTATAATTGTTTGGCCAAAATAACTTTTAGTTCCTATTATGTTTCCTGATGCTGTTATATCTCCTACTATACTTAATTCTCCACTTGCACTAATATCTCCTATTACGTGAAGTTCTGCTTGTGGGGAATTTGTTCCTACACCAATATTACTAAAATATCCATCTCCACTTGAACTAATATTACCTGAGGCTGTAATATGGGATAAAGTTTGGATTCTACCACTTGCTGTTATAAAACCTCCTGCTACTATGTTTCCACTTGCACTAACATTTCCGTGTACTATAGATCCTGAACTTAACACATTACCTGAAGCTGTAATGTTTGTAAATGCTTGGGTAGATATATTTGTTAATCCAGAACCATCACCTACAAAAGCATTAGCATTTACAGTTCCAACTACTCTAGCATTTCCACTTGCAGTAATATGTCCTGTTGCACTAATATTACCACTTGAACTTATATTACCTGAAGCAGTTATATGTGCAAAATTGGCTAAGTTTTTTACATTATTACCTGAACCAGAACCAAAATAAAATAGACCACTATCTATATTGATAGCTATCTCTCCTTGTGTTAAAGAAGTGGGGACTGCTGATCCTGTTCCTGTTTTTAATTGTATTATACTAGCCATATGATATAAATATATCTTCTAAAAAGTTCCCCCATTTATTGTTCCATTAATACTACTTACAGTTAAATTCCCACTTGCACTTATACTACCCGTAAAAGTATGATTATCATCTACTGTATCCCCAAAAACTGTTGATCCTGAAGATATGTTAATTATACTTTCACTTACTATATATGTTTGAGCAATAAGAGAGCCCGAAATTATTACATTGTTACCATTGAAAGATATTGGGAGTAAACTACCTGTTCCGTCGGCTAGACTATTTCCGTCTGTTTGGACTACCTTTTGAAAAGTGTCCTCTATGTTTTGTCCTGTTAAGTCGTTTAACGCCATTTATAACCATTTTTATTTCTTTTTTTCAAGAACTTTTAATATGCCCCCTATTATTTTGTTCGCATCTTTTACGGGATTTTCTTGTAAATATGTTGCTACTACATTATTTAACGCATTACGCTTATAGAAAATATTATTTACGTTTATATCTTCTTTTATTAAAAGTTTAAATAAGTTCATAACGTGTTCTTTTTCAGTAATTGTTGGGGTTTTTTCTTTTACTTTTACGTCTATTTTAGTTTCTACAATAGGTTTTTTAGTAGTTTGTGTTTTAACTTCAACAGTTACTTTTTTACTAGCATCTACTTCAAAATCACTTTCCCATGGTGTAAAAAATGTATCTTCAGCTATAACTTCTAAACGAATATTACCTTTAGTATCTTCGTCTATAAGACCTTTTAATTTTTTAATAGGAATTTCACATTTACCCCCCTTAGATATACTTCCATTAAATAATAATGAATATTCAGGGGTTTCTATTACTAACCTTGCTTTTGACTTTTTTAAACTTGCTCCTTGTAATGATATACTACATTCGAAAAGTTCAGTTTTGTCTGTAAATAATTTGTACATATTATGGTTTATATATAAATATTAAATAGATATGCCCTCAGCGATTACTTTTACGCCTAATACTTCTTTCACTACTATTTTAATATCTTTAGCTGTAATTTTATATTGTTTAATTTCTTTTTGTTTAGATTCTGTTATTGTATTACCGTGAATTTTTAAAATTAATTTAACTAATTTCTTTTTATCTTTTTGTTCCCATGTGTTCCAATCTTCTCCTGCTGCTCTTTTTGCTAATTTAACATCATCCCATGTGAATGTATTTGAGTTTAATGAAAATTTAGCTTGATCCCATGTAATTTCTCCTGCCATATATTAATATTTAAAATTTACCTCCATTTATTGTTCCTATTATAGTTCCACTTGAGCTTATATTACCTGAAGCTGTTATATGAGATAGAGTTTGAATTCTACCACTTGATGAAATAAATCCTGTTGCTACTATATTTCCACTTGCACTTACGTTTCCGTGAACTATAGATCCTGAACTTCTTATAGTTCCAGAAGCAGTTATACTTCCATTAAATAAATGAGTATCCTCTACCCCATCACCAAAAATATTTGAACCTTCTGTAAAAATTATTGATGAAGTTACTATTGATGATGTAATGCTAGTAACATTTATACTATTAGCACTAATATCACCTGTTACTATTATAGATCCTGTTAATTGATGAGTACCACTACCATCTAATACCATTACTTGGGCTGCTCCCCCTGTTTGACTTGCAAGACTAAAAACTAAATCTGATGATACACCAGTATCACCTACTGTATTTACTACTGCTTTAATGGTTGCTTGTTCTCCAGCTTTTCTTTTATTGTATGCATCTGCAGATCCTGATTCTGTTATCCACCTAATAGATCCTATTGTGTCTCCAACTGCAGGAGGAGAAATAAAACCACTTGCTTCTGCTAATTGAGTAATACGATTTTGTTCTTTAGCTGAAAGTGATATAAAAGCATCAAGTGCATCAGCATCATCATCATATTCAACTGCACGATTATCAAATTGTTCTAATATTGCTTTGGTTATTGTAATACCTCTTGAGTAGTTTAGAATAAATTCACTACCTGTAGCTGCCGTAGCTGTTGTTTTATCAAAACTTTCAACATTACCCTCTGTGTTTATTCTTATTCCCTTTCGTTCTAATGTTCTTTGAACTTGAAATTCATCTGCTCTAATGTCTACATCTGTTGTAGGATCTACTGTATTTATTCCTACTCGACCTGAACTTGATAAATATAATTTTGCTTCTCCTGAACCTGTTATTATTCCACTTTTTTTATCATCTGGATCTAAAGTTAATCCTATTGAAGATGATCTTGGAATAGGAAATCCTTCAAAAAATACTTGATTTAAAAATCCTGAACCTGTTTGAATTAAATTATGGTCAAATGCATGGCTCCCACTTCCCCCACCTATCATAAGAGAAGTACCTACTTGCATACCACCTATTTGAACTTCTGTTCCTGAAAAATCTGGAGTAGCTACAGATCCACTATTCAAACTAGTAATAGTAAAGAAACCTGAAGAACTTAATAAATAATCGTTAGGTAAAGTATAAGTTGGGGTACTTCTAATTCTAAAAGAAGAACCAATAGACATGTTTTCTCCTAAAGAGGAAGATGGTTGAAATGTACTACCATCATCTATTAAAGCAGCTTTAAATGTTTTATTATGTCCTATAGAAGCTGTTAATGCTCTTACTGTTTTATATGCTACTGTAAAAGAATCATCATCATTTAATAAAGGTATATCTACAAAAACTGTATTTGTTCCTATTCCTCCTAATAAATGATTTATTGTTGAATTTGAAGAAGAAACAATTTTATCTGTTGGGACTTCTTTACCTGAGTAATATCTTAATATTAACTTAGTATCATTTTGTAGGTTTTCTCTATCTGAACTACCACTGGTAATAGTAATAGTAGCATTAGCATTTACAGAGGTTAATTTTGTTAATCTATTATTAAAATTAGCAGAACATGTTATTGCTATAATTTGATTAGATGAAGCAGATATAGCTGTTGATGAATCAGCTAAAGTTCCAGATCTAAATAGAAAAATACTACCTGATATTACTTCTTGTTTATCATTTTTTAACCCATAATCAGCCATATTGTAGGATTATTATAATATTACAAAATTAACAGGTTGTACAGCTACTGATGTTGATGTATCTCCAAATGTATTAAAGAAATAAAATTCAAATTGACCAGATGAAATTGCACCAATAAATACTTGTAATTGAGTATTATTCATACTAGCATGTATAACTGAAGTACTTTTTATTTGACTATTATTTACAGTATAAACTGCAGAGGAAACTCCTCTACTAATTTCAGTAATAACTACTTTACCTAAAGTAAATCCACTTGAACCTTCAGTTGAAATAGTTCCTTCTTCCTCAATAGGTGTATTAAATGCTTCTTTACTTATAGTTATACCATTAAAAGTTGGAAGTGATGTTGTTAATACGTTTTGATCCATATCAAACAACTCATTAGCACCTTGACCTGTGTCGACTGTAGCAAATACAACTGCATCTGAAGTTCTAATGTTTTGATCCATTAAATGAATTTCTGTAGCTCCTTGACCTGTGTTTATATTAGTAAATGTTCCTGTTCCTGTAGATGTAATTCCTGTTGTAGTTACAGCTCCTATAATACCTCCAGTTGCAGTAATAGTTCCACTTGCTGTTATATTACCTCCTAATAAATTTATTTCTGATCCTCCTACTATTAAACCTGAACAAGAAATATGTCCACTTGCACTAATAATACTTGCTGTTACTGGTGATTGAAATATTGTTTGAGGTTTAAAAGTTATAGAACCTGTAAGGTCAGCTAAGTTTCCTACCATATGACCAAATGAACCCGTTAGTGCTGTTATTTTTCCGCCTACATCTATATTACTTGATGCACTTATTGCGCTTGCACCTATATGTCCACTTGCACTTATATGTCCACTTACTGTTATATTATTTGATGCATCAAATTTAGAAGCACTTATAGTACCTGTTAATATTTGGGTTCCTGTGTCAGATAAATTTAATTTAGAATCTATAAGATCTCCATATTGTGATTGGTTTGGTACATCCCCCGTTTCGAAATATCCTTTTAATGTTGTTCTATTTTGTTTTGCCATTTTATGCTATTTGATTTGATTCTCCTAATATTTGGTAACCTACTCCGGTTCCTATTTGGTTTATGTTTGTTGTTACGTAGTCTCCTCTATTAATTCTTCTAGTTTGTTCTCTTGTTACAAGATCATTTGGTTCTACTATAAGTTCACTATTAAATACTACTCTAGATTTACTAAAGAATTTTTGTGGTTTTTTAGCTAAATCTTTATTTAAACTATCTGGTATTAAATATCCTTGAATAGTTAAACCAAAATTAGTTTTAACAACTCTATTTTCTCCCTGTGCAATTTCTGTTGTATTACTATAAGTATCTATTTTTGCATTAAACTTAAATGTTTCTTTATCTCCCCAATAAGAATCTGATGAATAATTTACCATTTCAATTAATTTATTCATTTGAGCTATATAATCTGTCCATATAATACAAGAATACTGTAGTGTGACATAATCAGGGATTACAACAGTGTGGAATTCTTTTTGAGGAATTATATTTTGCAATACATTAAAATTATCATATTGATTTCTTTTACTATATTTTTCTTGAAAAGTATAATATAATTGAGGACTGTTAGCGTCTAATTTATTACCTAAATCTCTTCTTTTTTCAACACTATCTCTTTTAAACATAATAAGAGGTGTTTGTAGTTTACCTTCTTTATCTCTAAAATATCCATCTTGTTGAACCCCTTTCCATCTTTCAGGAGATCCATACATTATAGGTACATTTGTTCTGTTTCCATTTACTATTACAGATGGTTTAATAACATTATTAAAATAATACATTATTGCTTCATCATGATCTTGTAAACCAATTGAAACATCTTGTACTGTGTCGTCTTTACGGGTTGTTATTCTACCCTTATTTATACTTGATCTATTGTCTGGATTAGGAAATCCTTCAACAGGAAATCCTTCAGCAAATCCTGAAGAAAGATTATCTCTTAAACGATCATATCCACTTGATGGAATTGGTCTTCTAGGGTCTATTCTTTTTCTGTCTGCCATTTTATAATCTTCCTATTTTATTTGCCTTCCCACCATCTAATTTAGTAGTAGTTGGATATTTTCCTTCTCTAAGAGGTATTAAATTTAATTTTTCTACTCTTGAAATATGAGCATTAATTAAAATTGAAAAACTGTCACCATGATCTGTTGTTTCGGTTGATATGGCATAATCAGGATCTCTACCCATTATAAGTTGATTTTCTATTTTTCCGTCTACTTCATAAAAATTATTTCTAAAAAGTAATATATCTCCTATATCAGGTGTTAAATTTATATTTTTTAATTCGTTTTTTAAAAATTTAAAACCAACGCTTTGATTCATGTCAGAGCCAAAGTCATCAGACGACCATGATTGATCTAGTCTATCGATTAAACACGCGATTTTCACGGGTTCATAGTAATTTTTACCCATGGCTTCACCATAAACATTTGCTATTGTTTGTTCTAAAGCAAATTTATAATAAGCAACTTCTGTTTGTATGATATCTTTTAAAAGTTCATTATTTATTGTGTGGAACAAATTTATGTCTCTATTTTTTCCAAATAATGCCATTATAATCTTCTTAAAGTTTCTAATTTATATTTAAAGGATTTAACACCTGGTACTCTTAAATCTGTTCTAGACATATCAGATGTTTCTACATCTTGTTTTATTTGGTCTAAATCTTTAGTTGCATTCCCCCTTGTTATAAATTTAATTGATACTAAAGTATATTCTACATTTCCTCTTTGTACGTAATCTTCAGGAGTAATATTTCTTACAATAGTTATTTTTCTTATAGCTCTAATTTGGTCTAATACATCTGTAATGTTAAAACTATTATCTGTTAACATATAGGCTTCTACTTGATATGTGTTAAGAATCTCTGATAGTATGTTAGTTAGTTTAATCATTAGCCTATATAAATAAACATTGGATCATTAGCTGCTCCTGCTCTTTTATTGTCTTTTTCTTTAGTTTCTCTTTCTAATACTTTTTCTTTACTAGTCAGTTCTAAATCAGATCTTAATTTTTCTACTAAATCTGCTTTTTCAGCTACTGCTTCTGATAATAATCTAGAATGGTCTAAAGTTGTTTCTGCTCCTGGGATGGGTACTGTTTGGTATTTACCTCTAACACTTCCTAACATTTCTTTAGCTAAAGCTAATGTGTATTTTCTAATCCATTGTTTACCTGGTTCATTTATAAAAGAATAAACAGGTGCTTTATAAGGAGCATTAGATATATCTGTTATTAAATCTGTTGGTTTTGTATTTCCATCATTATCTACATCTTGAGAAATAGCATTTCCTGTGTTTGAATCATATGAGTTTTTGTAATCGTACCAAAGTTTATAATTAGAAGTAGGTATAGGCCATATTTTTAAATATCTTCCATTTTCTAATTCAAAATGGTATCCTGATTTTCTAATTTGATCATTAAATTCAATTGCTTGTAATTTTAAAACATCAAAATATAAAGGCATTAACATAAAATTTACACCTGGTGAATAATTACCAAATCCAAATGATTGCATTAATGATTGAATTCCTGTTCCTGTACCTGCATAAGGATCAAAATATCTATTAATTGCTGATGGAGCTTCATGATAAATTTTTGTTATAACAATACTACCAGATGTAGCTACAAAATTACCATCAACATCCACTAAAGTAGATACTGTAGAATTTGAAGTAGCGGGATCATACATATCATACCATTGTTGACCGTGTTGTATATCTATAGATCCTGAAAATGTTCTACCACGAACACCAGAACCTCCTGCATTATCCGTTCCTCCAGCACTTCCTACACCATAGGGTGTAGCTCCATAATTTGAATCTACTACTATATTATTTAAGACAGATCCTGTTGAAGTAGCTACTAAAGAACCAAAATTATATATTATTGTAGCATTGTATACTTGGGCGCCATATTCGTTTACGGCTTCTTCAAAACATGAATAAAGATTTATATCTTGTAATTCAATGTCTACTAAAGGATATCCTAGTCTTTGAACACACCAATGTGCCACTTTATCAGAATCTTCTCTAAAAGCCTCATCAAAATCATAAAAACCAAAGGGTGTAGGATCATTTATTAATCCAAAAGATGAAGAGCCAGGCCAAATTGCAATTTCTGCCATTTTATTTTAATTTAGTTGTTCACATATAAATATGAAAAAACTATAGAAAAGGCTACATTCCATTTAATAATTCAAATACCTCATCTATTGCTACATGGCGATGATTATCTAATAATACTCTTTTATAAACATATTGAGAATCATTAATTTTAGATAAATCAACTATTGCAGAATAATTTTTGTCTTTTAAATCAATTTGTTGACTGTCTCCACAAAATATCATTGTTGATCCTTTTCCTAATCTACCTAAAGCCATTCTAAATTGAGCTCTAGTTAAATTTTGGAATTCATCAACTATTACAACACTATTTTCAAATGTTCTACCTCTAAAGTGGGCCAATGAAACTAATTCAATTGTTTCATCTTTTTCCATTTTTTCTAATATGAGTGGTTTATTGTAAATTTTACGCATGTTAGATTTAATAGGTACAATCCATGGTTCCATTTTTTCCTTTTCTGAACCCGGTAGAAAACCATTGTCTTCTGTTGAAACTGTAGGTCTAGTTATGATAATTTTATTAATCATTCTTTTAAAAAACATGTCTAATGCAACTTGACAAGCTAACAATGTTTTACCACTACCCGCTTTTCCAACGATAAAGTTG